GCCTGCCGGTATTGGTCAAAGGGGTGCTGTTACCTCATACCACCGGTGAGCAAGTCTTTGAAGAAGCCATTTTTTGCCGCAATGAAGGCAAAGCAGCGGCGTGATGTTTTGCCCATGAGCATTCTTTTCCCCGTTACGCAGGCAAAGTGCTGGCAGGTTCCTCCCCATGCCAAACGGGCAGGCGTGACGGGTTTTTTATATCTATCCATTAAGGAGTAAGCGCCGTGTCGATCTTCACCGATGTGAATACCCCTTTTGAGGTCATTCAAAAAGCCTTGCCACTGGTGCCGCCGGATGTGCTCAAACGGAAATGGCGATCATGGCAACGCTTGCAGAAGTCGCGCGCGCGTGCGCAAGCACAGATGACCGATGCCTTAGCGGTGTGGGAGCAACTCTATGGCCGGTCGGATGCACAGCGCCCGATTCAGCCAAAACAGGAGGGCTAAATCATGGCCTTGCCTTGGTTTAAAACGCCCGCCGAGGATAGCTTCCGCTTACATGCCATTGGCCCGGCTAATGAAGGTTATTACCACGCCTTGTTACGGATAAAAGGCCGTGGGCAGTTAGATGAACCTTTGGATTTTATCCACATTCCGCAATTTCATTCTAAGTTGACCAGTTGGGTGGCAAAGTTAATCGGCATTAGCAAACAACGCGCCGCCAAACTAAAAGAAACTCTCTTTGTTCATGGGTTGATTGATGACTATTGGCAGCCGATAGATTGGGAGCAGTTGTATGGGCCGGGCGCACATCGACAGGGTGAAGGCAGCGCCGATAAGGTGCCGTCAAGCAAGCAACCGATGCGCTTAACCGATGAAGAAAAGCGGAAACGGAACGCAGAAAAGCAAGCGCGTTACCGGCAAAGTTTAAAAGAAAAAGCAGGCGTTACCGACCGCGTAACCGGTGCTGTTACCAGTGATGTAACCAGAGGTGTTACCGCTACGTTACCGGCTGTTACCAGTGATGTAACCCAAAGCACGGTAACGCGGCCTGAAAGTTCATCCAAAAAATTAATTGAGAATCAACAAGTTACAAGATGCGTTACCAAAGCCCCCTTAGATTTAGATTTTAGAGCTTTAGATTCTAGAAGCTTAAAAGCAAAAGCAACGCACGCGAGGCAAACGGATACCCCGGCCCTGGACAGCTCGCCAACGTCTCCGGCTCAAGCCAAAGCCAAAGCAACGCGCGAGCCGTCTGCGCAAGCGCAGCCGTCCACGCCGGGATTAGCGGTCACTCACGTGACGGGCAAAGCAACAGCAACAGCAACAGCAACAGCAACAGCCGATGATCTTCCCCTTGCTGACCGCTCTTTGCCTGCCCCCACAACCCAGCCCCAAACTCACCCTGCACAGGATTGCGCCCCGGATGCCGAACCTCTTGCCAATCCAGATAGCGATTTAAGCGCATTGGAAGCACCTCTGGCGCGCGCCAATGACCCGGATAAGGGATTCATCCATGCCGACCCCAAAGCGGCGAAAAATGAGCCATTGCAGCCGGTTGGTGAAAACCCGATTGCGGCCCCGGCCAAAAAATACCCTGCGGCCAAAATCAGCCTTAAGCATTACCTGCAAATCCGGCGCGAACGCGGTTTGAATGTGATTGACGATGATCACCCCATTGATCAATGGGCCAAAGAACGTAATTTTCCCCCTGAATTTTTAGCGATTGCGTGGGAAGTGTTTGAAGAAAAATATATTAAAAGTTTTGATAAATGTTACGCCTATGAGCGCTGGCAGAACCGTTTTTTTGAGGCAGTAAAAGGGAATCAGTATGGGTTATGGCATATAAACCGTAAGACCAAATTATATTATTTATCAGATAAAGGTTTAGAGGCATTTATGGATATTGATATTAAGAAAAATGCGGCATTATCTCAAACAGAGATTAAAGAGCCTGTTCACCCTGTTGTTGTGTCAACTACCGACATTAAGCCTGATAATTATGATGGCGGCGCATGGTTTTTAGCAGAATTAAAGCGGCGCTGTGGTGATGAACTTTCCGGCATATTTTCATCACAGCAATTAATTAATAACGCTAACGCATACTAAGGAATAAAGCACCATGGACAATCTCAATCATTTACCCTTGGATCACCCGGACAGCCCGCCGTTATTGCCCGATGAATTACCGGATTGGCAAATTAATATGGCAGAATCAATGAGTAAAGAGCCTATTTCAAAACATAAGGAAATAGAGATAGAAGCACGTATCGCTGTAGAGAAGAAAAGAAACCAAGTTGCTGAAAGCCTTAAACTTTATAATCTTGAGGCAGAGCAAGCCATTTTAGGCGGATTAATGCTTGCTCCAGAATATCTAGATTCCACCAAGGCAAAACTTTCAATTAATGATTTTTATCGACGTGATCATCAATTCATTTATCAAGCTATTTTAGATCAAGCTGAAAAAGGGATGCCAATTGATGCGGTAACGATGGCCGATTGGTTTCAAGATCATCCAGGACCAGCAGGCATTAATATTGAACCTGGGTATGCGATCGAACTTGCCACGACCACGCCTTCGGCCGCTAATATCAAAGCCTATATCGATATTGTGCTAGAAAAATCGACACGGCGAAAATTAATTCAAACTGCCAGAGCGATTATAGATAGCGCCCGTGATCCGGATGGCAAAGACAGTATTGAATTACTCACAGATGCCAATGCCCATATAACACAATTGTGCAAAAGTAGTATGCGGGGTGGGGAATTAAAATTAATGGAAACGGGTTTAGCTCACCTGTATCATGAATTAGAAAAGCTACAAAATGGCAGCATAGATGGCATTGTTCCGCAATGGGAAAGTGTTAAAAAAATTATTCCCAAATTAGAAAGCGGCCGATTAATGATATTGGCAGCACGTCCAGGTATGGGTAAAAGTGCATTAGCACTACAGTGGGCTTTGAATGCAGCGCAAGATCAACAAGCCAGCGCGCTATTTTCTTTGGAAATGGGCATGAATGAATTACTGATGCGGGCCTTGTCTAATCTATCCAATGTTCCCATGCACCATTTGCAGCGAGAAAAAGGAATCAATGACGAGGAATGGGCAAGAATAGTTAATATTTTTCGTAAAATGCAAGTGATGCCCCTAGCCATTGATGATAGTTCATCTTTAACTGTAGAACAGATTCGCGCCCGTGCTTTGCATTTTCATAGCCAATGTAAAGAGGGGTTAAAATTGATTGTAGTAGATTATTTGCAATTAATGAGTGCCAATAGTAAAAAATTGGCTAATCGCAATGAAGAAATAGCGCATATTTCTCGTAACTTAAAAAATCTTGCTAGAGAATTAAACTGCCCAATCATTGCCTTGTCACAATTAAATCGTAGCGTAGAATTGCGTGCCGATAAAACGCCTAATATGTCAGATTTGCGTGATTCTGGGGCGATTGAGCAAGATGCTGATCTTGTCGCATTTTTATATCGTCCGGCTTATTACGCCAAAGATAATTTACCCAATGGACATGCTGAAGAGGATCACGCGCAAAATAATGTCAATAATGTATGTAGTTTACATATTGCTAAAAATCGAAGTGGCCCCGGAGGGTATGCTACATTGCGCGCTGAATTACAATATTGCCGCTTTCAAGATGGCACCGGTTTAAACGTGGCTGCGGCAGAACAAAACCTAGGGCTTAATCAGCAAAAAATGAATCCCTGGAAGAAAGCAGCATGATATTGAATATGCCTTCGTTGTTATCTGACAGTAATGCGTTAAAGGTGATTAATTCTATTGCCGATTATAAAGTTAATGACGTTAATGAAGCTCTGATTAAACCCAAAACCGCTACGACGTTAATTCTGCCATGGCCAGATAAACATCTCTCGCCCAATCAACGGGTGCATTGGGCCAAACGGGCTAAGGCCAGCAAACAGGCGCGGAAAATAGCGTTTAGTTTGGCGCAACAAGCCGGATGGGATAAAAACTCTTTTCTTGAAATGAATCGATGTTGTGTGCCGGATATTTATTCTATTGATTATCTTACTAAGCGTTATGACTTAATCCTTGATTTCTATCCGCCAAATAAGCGCAGGCGTGATGATGATAATCTCATTGCGTCCTTCAAGCCGTATCGAGATGGGATTGCCAGCGCCTTAGGCATGGATGATTTTAGATTTAGAACCGTGGCAACCATTCACGAAAAAGTAATTAAAATGGGCAGGTGAGCGTAAGCATTAAGATCGATCCTCTTACATTATAATTTTATTTATTTAATGCGATTGATTGAATAATGGCTATTGCACTTACCGCTAAAAAACAGCAAGATCATTTGGTATGTATGATTGGCAAGCGGCTGCGTCAAAGCCGGGAAATGTGCAATTTACCGCTAACCACTGCGGCTAAAAAATTAGGGTATGCCAACCCTTCAAAATTGTCCAAAGTAGAGCGCGCTTATGATACGCATTCGGTGCCATTATGGTTAATTGAACGTGCAGCCAAATTGTATGATGTATCCATTGATTTTTTATTCGGGCGCAGTGATGATTTTGAAACCAGTTCACGGATGTATGTAGAACGGGAAACGGCGCAATGGATGTTTCAGGCATGGGAAACGGCCCGGCAACGGGATATGCAAATCGTGCATGGATTAATCAATCGTATTGAAAATATCGGTCAAGCCACCGTGCAATTAGATGCTTCCGGCGGGCAATTACAAATGGCCATGCAGCGGTTTATTGAACTCAATCCTGAATTTGAAAGCATGCGTGGCGGGGCGCGTATATTGGCAGCGGTCAATACTATTCATAATCAGGCTCATGCCACACGTAATCAATTATCTCGATTTAAATTGCAATGCAATATGGCTAGCAAAACTTGCCCGCAACTAACGTTGCCGGGATTAGAGTAAGCATGATGAATGCGCCTCAAATTGCAGCGGCAAGAAAACAAAAGAAAATCACCAAACCCAAGCCGGTCACACCTCATTTAGCAGCAGGTCGTCCGACTTTGTATAACAAAGAGTATTGTGAACAGGCACGAAAACTGGCTTTATTGGGATTGAATGATGAGCAAATGATCGATGTTTTTCAAATTGCACCGCGCACATTTTATTTATGGAAACAAAAACATGTTGATTTTAGAACAGCAATAAATGCAGGAAAAATGCTCGCCGATGCGGAAGTGGCAAATGCCTTGTATAAGCGGGCCACGGGCAATTTTATTATCCATGAAACCAAGGTCGCCCTGCATAAAGGTAAATTCGTTAAAACGACGATCGAAAAACATTTTGAACCCGATGCACATGCGGCGCAATTTTGGTTACAAAAACGGCAAGCTTCATTATGGAAAGATAAAATAGAAGTGGATATAAAATCATTTCCAGATAAACAAACACTTGATACCTTATATGCGCAAATCATGGAGCAAGCCAATCAACAGCAGGCGCAAATTGCCGACCGGGCCGAAAATGGCTGGCTGGACGCGCAAAGCTGAATATGGCTAAGACGCTGTGTTTGCCGCAAGACCCGCGTTGGCTGTTATTTGCCCAGCGTTATGCGCCTGATCCGGCGCGTTTTGCCGTGGAAGTACAAGGTTTGCTGCCTTCCCAGCAGCAGTTGGCGTTGTTTGCCGGGATTGCACCGTCACAAGCCCGCTTATCCGTCGCTTCAGGTCACGGCACCGGCAAAACCACGGCGATTGCTTCGATTGTGCTCTGGCATTTGCTGTGTTATCCGCAATCAATCACCTTGTTGACCGCTAATGATATGGATCAGGTCAAAGTGACCTTATGGAAGGAAATCAGCAGCGGTTTGGCACGCATTGAACGCGGCATCCATGCGTGGATTGCTCCGTATGTGGAAATACTCGCCAATGCGACGGCGCGGATTAGGGGCTTTGAGCGCACATGGTTGGTGGAATCCAAGACGGCCAATGACAAAACAGCCAACAAAATGGCCGGACGGCATGGAGAATGGTTGCTGATTGTCGCCGATGAGGCCGCTACGTTATCTGATACGGTGTTGACCACATTGACCGGCGCGTTGACAGAAAGGCATAACCGGATGTTGATGACCAGCCAGCCCACACGCAATGCCGGTTTTTTTTATCGCTCTCATCATGATTTGGCGGTCAATCATGGTGGGCTGTGGCAGCCACTGGTATTCAGTTCCATAGATTCGCCGTTTGTCAGCGACAGCGCTTTGCAGGCATTATGGGCCGCTTACGACACCGACGAACGCAATGTGCGCTTATTAGGCCGTTTTCCACAGGATGCCTCCAAGCAGATGATGCCTTTATCCGTGGCTGAAGCGATGTATGGCTACGGGCAAATTATTGCCGATGACGAAGCGGCGGGCTGGTTGTTGCTGGCCGATGTGGCTTCAGGCGAAGGCCAGCGCGATAAATCCGTGGCGGTGATTGCGCGGGTCATTGGTTATGGCGATAGCGGGGAAAACGCCCGGCGAGTGGAAATCAGCCAAATTCCGCTGCATACCAATAATATTCGTGCCAATCAGTTAGCCCCTTATCTGATGGAAGCGGCAGATGCCTTTGCCGGAATCGGTTTTGTGGTTGATGCCGGTGGATTAGGCATTCATATCTGCCAAGATATTGAAGATGCAGGAAAACCTTTGCATCGGGTATATTGGGGCAATCCGTGTTTTAGGCAAAACAACCGCCAGCGTTATTTGAATTTACGCGCCCAAGCCATGCATCATGCGGCGCGTGCGGCCAAAGAAGGGCGCTTATCTGTGCGTACTGATGCGTATCGCACGGTCATGTTGGCACAATCTTCGCGTATTCCCAAAACTTTTACCGATAAAGGTCGGCTCAAAGTGCCGCCCAAAGGCAGTGCCGAATGGGAGGGATTGAACTCGCCGGATTTGTGGGATGCGGTGTGCTTTGCCTTTCTCGAATCAGTGGATTATGTGCCTGCCAACCAAGGAAATACGACAACGCAAACACTGGCGCAAACGCAAGCGGCCATTGATGCGTTATTTGCCTAAGTCATGGCCAATAATGCGGAAAATTTCGCCTGATTAAGTGCCTTGTGCGCTGGATGATGGGCGTATGAGTGATTCTTCTGCACGTAAAACGCCCACGGCGATGACTCGTATGGGAACGGCCGCCAAGCAATGGTTGGCTACTTTTGTGGCACCGGGCAAAACCATCACCCCTGCCGACAGCTTTAAATTCGGTGTCAGTGGCATTACCACGGTAGCGACGCTGTTGGGTTCAGGTCGGCGTAGTGCGCGCCAGCGGCACCTTATCTATGAAAAATGGGCCGCCATGGAAGCTGACCCGATTGTGTCCAGTGCGCTGTTATTGTTGGTAACTTCTGCCTTAGGGGGCAGCGAAACCAGCGGCGATATTGTGTATATCGAAGCCCAGCCTGATGCGCGTAATGACCGGCAAAAACAAAAAATGGTTGCAGAAATCAGTGCCGCCTTAAGTGCCTTATTCAACCAAAAAGCCTTTCAACTGGCCTATACCGGCTGTGTATTTGGCGATGCCTATGCGCGGATTTATGCCGATGGCAGCGGGGTAAAGGATTTGTATGCCGATGAACTGGTGCGCCCGCCCTTGGTGCAACCCTTTGAACGCGGCAGCCAAACGGTAGGTTATAGCGTGGCAGTGGGCAAAAACAATCTGGAACGCTTGGATATTACCCAAATGGCGCGGCTGAAAATGCCTCGTACCCAATGGGTGCCGCAACACGGGGTAGTAGAAAAATCACTGCATTTGGCGATTGCTGAAAATGACGTAGAAGCACTGCCGGTATTGCCGGGCATGGCGGGAGGCAGCTTGTTGTATAACGCCGAAGAACCTTGGGAAAACCTGTGCGCGGCCCTGCTGGGATTGGTCGGACAACGTTGGATGGATTCCATAGATGAGCAAATCATTACCGCCAATATGGAAGCGATGAGCGACGCCCAACAGCAGCAATTCTCTCAATCGGTGGTAGAAATGGTGCGACGCTCCAAACAACTGGCGGAAAATGCAGTGAAAAATGGCCGTCCCCTGTTAGAGCGGATTCGCTCGGTCGTGCCGACCTGGGGCGAAAAAGGCACGCTACAAATCATTCCGGCTAATGGCGGCACTTCTGGACGCAGCGCCACGATTAGCATTGATGATGTGATGGTGCATGCGCGCTTGCTTTCCGGTGCATTAGGCGTGGATTTATCGATGATTGGCTTTGCCGATCAAATGAGCGGCGGATTGGGAGAAGGTGGATTTTTCAGGGCCAGCGCCCAAGCGGCAGAACGGGCGCGGATTATTCGTATTGCCCTGGAAGATTTCTTCAATCAGGTGATCGATATTCACACCCTAAACCGTTATGGACGGGTCTTTGCCGCCCATGAGCGCCCATGGGAAATCCAGTTTTACGGCTCTATTTCTGCCTTAGAAGCAGAGCAGCAACGTACGCGCCTAGAAGCGGCCAGCACCGCAGCCAACATTTTGCAGTCAATGATGCAAATGAAAGAACTGGGCATGAATGCAGAAATGATGCAGTTATTTCTCACCAAAACCTTACAATTAGACGAAGATCAAGCACATATTTACAGCCAGTTAGCCCAATCCAATCACAGCGATATAGGCACGGACGGGCCATGAGTTTATATAGCACTTTGGCTGAAAAACTGGCCGCCGGTCGGGTGCATCAGCAATTAGGTAATGCCGCCAATCAAGGGATAGAACGCGCCAGTAGCGCCTTAGCCGGTGCATTAGGCGGCGGAAAATTAGGAAAAGCTGTCGCGCAGCGGGCTAATAATGCGCTGCGTTATCAAGCGGCTGATGCCCTTAATCAATATTTGCCCTTGCATCGACAGCAACTCATCGATCACAGTGCGCAAGCCTTGGCGGATGTAGCGCAAGGGGATTGGCAAGGCGCTGGAGAGCGATTTCTCGATCATTTTCGCCCTAATTTATCTGGAAACAAACAACAAAACGCTTATTGGAATACGCCTGCTGTCGGTTTTGCGGGCCTGACCCCAAAGCAAGCGTTGCGCCTGTATCAGCAGCAGCGTAGTCTTATTCCAGTGAAGAAAAACATCTGGTTACTGGAAATCACCTCGGCATTGGCTGGCGGCACGGCAAATGTGCCTGATCGATTTAATTTGCTGGCCTTGGAACTGGATTACAGCCCGTTTGTGATTGTCGGCGATAAAAAACGGCCCGGCGCAGCGGTGGTGGATAGCGTGCAAGGACAAGAAGCGGTAGAACTGCGTTTGACGTGTCTGGATGATGAAACAGGCAACCTCAAACACTGGTTTGCTGCACACCATGGGGCCATGGTGGCCCGTGATGGCACCGTAGGTGTACCGGCTGATTATGCCGTGCGTATCAAGATTGTGTATGGGGCCATTACCCGCGCCAGTGCGGCCCATGCTTATCAGGATTTGGGCCTATTTCGACCAGTGAGCTTAGAAAGTTCGCTGTCCCGGCGTGAAGATGCCCCGGCTGAATTACAGATGACTTTCACCCAATTAGATACTTTTATGCGGGCAAGGTAGGCCGCGCTGATGATAATCTCACCCTCATCCCTGAATGTGTCGCACGACAAGGCGGGTTTTTTGCAGGGACAGCGCATGGAACGCTGGGAGCTGGGTTTGCTCGGACGCACGTTGCCGCCCTTGGCTGCTGATGTACGCGCCATTGCCCAGCATGTGCAGCGGCAGGTGGAAATCCTTCGGCAAGCACAACGTAAAACGGCGCGGCTATCCCCCAGCTATGGCCTGCATTCCGTCTCTGCCCGTGAAACGGTGCCGCGTCCGTCGATCGCTTTGGCACCGGAGATTGCACCGCTCAACGCGCCCCTTTCTACTACACCTTCATCCAAACCCGTTTTAGCACAACCGTTACCGGCTCATTCAAGGCCAGCTCTTTCTCGATACACCACAACCGTTAAAGCGGCCACACCTGTCGGTAATCGTGCTGCACCCCAACCTACAACGGCCTTGGCTAAACCCGCAGCCACACCGAATCATGGCCGTGATACGCATGGACGTTTTATCAGTCATGGTGTGGTCGCCACACCTGGAGCGCGGGGTTCAGACAGCGCTACGCTGGTCGGTGTGCTTAGCCCGCTAATTGAACGCTTTGGCACGCTACTACGGGATTCCAGTGGCGAGATCAGTCAAACCGATCCTGCCGTACAAGCTATGCAGGAAGTGGCTACGCCACTGGCGCGCACGGCACAATTATTCAATGTCGGCGGACAAAGCCGGGAAGAAAAACGCAAAACCCGATGGTATCGGCGAATTTGGCAGACATTAGCGCAAAATCGCCACGAACAGGGCTTATTCCACAAAATCGCCAGTCAACGGCTTAAAGCCATTGAAGAAAAACCCGTGGTGGAAGGGGGATCATCGACGGGATTGTTAGCGCGTTGGCTGCCTAGTCTAGCTGGATTATTAGCGCCTTTGGGCAAACTTATGACCTTAGGCGCCGGTGCAGGCGCTATCGGTACGCGGCTATTGAGTCCAGTGGGTAAAGTGCTGCGCCCGATGGGCCGCATAGCCGGTCGTTTGGGACGACGGATTCCTGTATTGGGTTCGTTACTCGGACTCGGCATGAGTGCTTGGGAATCTTCTCGCATTGAAGCCGATTACACACTAAGCCGTGATGACAAAAATGCCCGCCATGGCAAGGCATGGGGCCACGCAGGCGGTGGCTTAGCCGGTGCCTTGGCTGGAGGAACAGCCGGTGCGGCGCTCGGTTCGATTGTACCCATAGTAGGTAATGTGATTGGCGGTGTAATAGGGGCCGTTATTGGCGGTGTTTTTGGTGAATGGCTCGGTGGGATGGGCGGGCAGTTTATCGGCCAACATTTTCAGGCCATTAGCCACGCTGCCAAAACGGTTTTTGCTGAAATTAGCATCGTTGCGCTAGGTACGTGGGATTGGATCAAAGCCAGCCTTACCGATAGCTGGCAGAGCGTAATAACCGCATTTAGCGCCGTGGCCGATACATTCAAAAGCACATGGCAGGGCTTCACCACGCAGTTAAGCAACGTACTGGATAGTGTTACTGGCGTATTTTCTACCTTATGGAACACACTGCAATCCTTACCGGTTATCGGCAACGCTTTAGAACATCTACCTAGTGCATTGCACCATTTAACCGATACCGCTTGGCACACCTTGCAAAATACTGGCCGACAAGCCTGGCAGGGTATGCAATCGCTAGCGGGGCGTTTTGTGCCGCAAGGGCTAAGCGATGCCATTGCCCAAAGGCGCTTTAATCAGCAACAAAAAAATGCACTCACTACCGCAGCGCAGTGGAATCAAGGCACGATTGGTCATTTAGATGAGGCCCATACCCGTGCTTTGGTCGCTTCAGTGGTGGAAACGGAAAGTAGCGGTGGGAATTTGGCCGCGCGTAATTTAGGTGACAAAGGTTATGTCGGCCGTTATCAGGCTGGGGCGCGTTGGCTGGCTGATGCCGGATTGATTACCGGCGGCGAGCAAGCCGTGAATGCTGCGATGCGTCAAGACGGCATTGACCCGGCCAGCAAAGGCGCTGAATGGCGTTGGGCGCAATCCGGTGGCATGGATCGCTTCCTGAAAAAGGATGCGCATTGGGCCAATGGCTTATCGCTACAAGCGTATATGGGTAGCGCTGAATTGCAAGATGCGGCCTTCAAAACCCATTCCCAACGCACTTATCAACAATTATTGCGTGCCAAGGTGATTAACGAAAATACCCCCGCGTTAGAAGTGGCGGGATTACTCAAGGCCCGGCATATCGCTGGATTAGACGGGGCGCTGCAAGTGGCGCGCGGCAGCGATAGTGTGGCCGATGCCAACGGTATTAGCGCCCGCCGTTATTTCAACCAGATGACACAAGGTATGGGCGCGGCCTATGCACAAGTCTTTGCCGCCAGCACGGACGTGCCGCAATCCATTGGCTTGCCTGCCCCTGTATCCGTACCGATGGTGAGTGCGCCTAGCTTGCCCTTGCCCTCCCAGCAGCCCCCACGGGTGATTGTGGCGAATTTACCGCCAGAACCCGGTCAAGATGTGCGCGAACGCAGCATTGCCCATATTGTCACGGGCGGATTGGCGACGCAGTAGGAAAAAAGCCCTGATTACCAGCGCGCAGCGGCTTAGCCTAGTACGCACTTCTCTTTAGAAAAGCGCTGCCTTTAGCTATGGAAACGGAATTAATTCGCTACAACCTGCATGAGCGTGGCCGCACATATCGCGGCACAGCGCGTCAATTTGATATTCCAGCCATTGCCAGCGCCATTAATAGTGATACCTGCCAAGAACGCGTCAAACACCGCGATATGCAAGGCTATTACGGCCATTGGCCCCGGTTGAAATTTGGCCTTAATCCACAAGAAGGCGGCCTAGAGGGCGGCAAACCGGCCTTAGTAGAACCGGCCTTAATCACCACACACCTGAAAGCCGATAGCGACGGCACCATTGAACACAAAGCACAATTTCTGGACACCGCTTCCGGGCAAGTGGCCGCTAAGTTATATCACAACCGTACCGGCGGTTTTTCCAGCGCTATCGATGCCAGCACCCCGGAATTTTTTGGCTTTGATTATGTGCTCGAACCCAATTACGCCACCAATCGCGGCTGGACATTGGACAGCATTAGCCGTATGAGCAGCGAAGATGTGCAAGCAGCACTGGTGGATGAACAACTGCATGGGGCGCTAACCTTGGTCAATACGCTGACCCAACAACACACTTGGCTGCAACAGACCTTAGATCAAGCGCAAGACACCATTGCCCACCTTGGCGCGCAAAATCAAGAACTCACCGCACGTATTGCCCGCTTGGAAACCCGTCCAGTGCTGGATTCAGCAGCGCAACGGCCCTTGATTCATAGCGATGCGGGGATGCAATGGCTGCACTCACGACAACGCGCCTTTGCGCAAGCCAACACCTTACCGATGATTTTGCCGCCTTCCGATGGCACCGTACACGCCAAAGACCGCTTCTATGAACATTGGTTCCAGCGTCGTCACTCACGTAGGTAAGGGCAGATGTTAGAACCGGTTAAAATCGCTTTTGCACAGTATTTAATGCGCTATCACGCCCAACTAAAGCCAGTGACCAAAGGGATTGGGCGCTATTTAAAACGTCCGGTTAGCCGCGGTGTTGTTTGGGCGCCTACACGGATGGTCGATCAAGCGCAAGAAATGTTGTCGTTGTGGATCAAATCCAGCGTCAATGGCGCAACCACGCGCCCGCCCGATTTGCCGGTGATCGTAGTGGCCATGGCGCAAGATTACACCCCCACTGGCCGTGATTACAGCCGCCAAATTGCCGACCGGCATTGGATACGTTTGGCCACCGATCCCCAAGAGCGCGTGTTGGGTTTGCGTACTATGGCCACGGATATACGCGCACAACTGGCGATTTTTTCCTCCAGTCCGTCTACTGCTAGCGCCTTGGCCGCACAGTTTTTGTTGTTTATTGATGGCACAGAAAACCGCCGGTTTATGGCCGACTATGCGTTTTTCGGTGTTCAAACCCGCTGGCCGGTACAAATTGAAACCCCGGAAAATCCGGCCATGCGTATTGAAAGTGAGGCCGAAAACCTAAGCATTCTGGCCATAGATATAAACCTGCACGCCACTGTCCCCTTATTTGATAGGACTGATGAAGATGATGCAAAAAATTCAAGCTAATATCAGCGGTTTTGCTAACAGCGCTTGCACCTTGTACAGCGCCTTGGATCACAGCAGCGGCATTGTGTTTGTGTCTACGCTCAAGCCGTTACAGCCGATACGACAAGCCGATTGTTTGTTAGTGGTTAGTGATCCACAGGCGGAACGGGATGTGTTGTTTTCTGCTCATTGCTTATCTGAAGCTATTGACGCATGGCAGCAACTCAAAAATACCGTTGCCAAAGACGGCACCCCCACCCGGCTGCATTTGGGTCATCAGGTGCAACGCGCCAATCCACAAGCAGCCATTGAGCACGATGGCTGGGAAGCCAACGGCCCACGTTGGCGAATAAATGCCACGGTAAACAATGCACAAATGGCCGTGTTGGCTACCTGTCTGCTTGCGGTCAAACACAACGCCATTGAGAGCATCTTAAGTACCGCACACAACACCAATGCCGCCATTACCCGGATACTCTCCGGGCAGGTATATACCTTGTGAAAGCAGCAAATACACAGGCATTGGCGCATTTTTACCGGCAAGTGCGCCACTTGGCTGAAAACGCCCAACCATGGCACAGCGGGCTAATCTGGCACACGGTGACACCGGATGAAGTATGGGATTTATTTTTGATCGCTCGCCGGGTTTATAACCGGCCTGATGAGTGGTTTACCGTGCTGGCTGCTGCCGGTTTAGATAGTGTGGATAACCCGTTGCCACAAACGTCTATTGTTTTACCTGATGAAAGTACGTTGCTGAAAATCAAGCGTCATTGCCAATGGGTTGCTGGCGACTAACCCATGCACGATGTGGAAAAATCGCCGTTTTATCAATAAAACCGCGCTTGACAATGGGCTATATTTGATGGGGTTCCTTGTTTATGTCCGCTTCTGTAACACTCACGGCAGATAACAGCGCCGAGATTGCCTGTTTTGCTGATACCACTTATCCACTGCAACTACAGATAGATAACCATATGCCGCGCGATATTGTGCTATCGGCTGTGCCGGGGCTGTTTTTGCGCCATTGTGCCTTGAAGGAAGGGCGCAGCGCACGTTGTACGGTATCTAGTTATGCCCAATTGCAGCAATTAGCTTGGGATGTGGCCCAAATCACCCAACTCAACGGCTATCGCCAAGGCGTGAGCGTGTACTTGATTGATGAATCCGTACCGCCTTTTTCATCGGCAAATGCACGGGTACGTAGCCGCAAAGAATCGGTTAAATCAGCATCACAAGTGAAGGAAATTACGCTATGAGTGTGGCCTTTGTACGCCAATTAGGCAGTCAATCGGGTATACAACTCAATCCCTTGCGTGATGATTCTAATATCCCCACACCCGGACGCAGCGATCAACGCTTTGCGGTGATCTTGCGCAGCGCACGGGGCCGCATTGACCGGCCTTTTATTGTCAATCGGCATAATGTGCGCCCCTTACTGGGCAAGCCCGAACTGATCAAACAATCGGCCTTGAATTTAGCCCTGATCCATGTGCTCGAAGCTCTGGATAATGGCGCTTATGAGGTCATTGTGCAACGTGTGGTGACACCGGCGGCGCAGCGCAAATGGCTCATTGCACAACTGGAACGCGATCCAAAAACCCAAGCATTGACCGGTGCATTGCTTTGGCACACCGCTGCCAGCTTACCGGCCACCCCGTATCTACTGGCCATTGACCATTTACATTGCCATAACGACGGCATCGGTGCTGCCATTCATGCTCCAGAAAAACGTGAAGGTGGATTGCCAGTAGCCAATGAGCAAATACGTTTGCGTTTGTCTGATGCCGACGGCCTGAGCTTGTTTGAATTCAGCGGCTCCTTAGATGAAAACGCCAAAGATGACGACGGACGCAGCGCCTTTTTGCCTGATGTGATACAAGCGCAAACCGATGCTGTGATGGTTGTGGTAGGCGGCAGTAATCAGGCCATTGAACCCACCTGTGAGGCATGGGGCTGGAGTGGTGACGGACAGATACGCTGGGCTGATTCGGGCGTGCATCTTTGTTTTGAAGAGGGGCCGCTCACCTTTGCTGCCGATGATTGGCGCGCAGCACGCCTCAAACTGCAAAACAGCCCGCATGATTATGCTTATATTGCCAGCGGTGGCAGCCAATCACCGTTGTTGTTGCAGGAATTGGCGCACTTGGCTTGGGAGACTAACCGGCAATTGCGTTTTGATATTGATGGCCGTTTACCCGTGGCTGGGGCCATTGCCTTTGTTGAGCAACTGAATTTATCCAGCCATAAAGCCGCACATTTGATGGCCGCCTTTTGGGCACCCATTGAGAGCGATGACCCGGCCCGCATTAACGCCAAAGGCCATTTTGGTGTCGCCACGCTCAATATCGCCTACGCTTGTGGCCGCAATGCGCTCACTGATGCCAATGGTTTTGCGCCTAAAAATTGGCCCATTGCCGGTAAAAACTGGCCCATTGCGCGTACTGGGATGATGCAAACCCAAAGCCCTAGTACACAGGAATTGTCGCAATTGGCGCAGGCCAAAATTAACCCGGTGCTGTACCAAACCTACAGCAGCACCGGACAGTATGTCTTCCGTGATTCATTGACCTTAGCGCCGGTAGATAACAGCCTGAAAAAACTCATTGCCGTGGTGGATATGTCCACACATCTGGATGAAACCGTCACCCGTATGGGTAATGAGTTGCTGCAATTGCCGATGGATGTGGCCATTGGCCGCATGCGTGATTTTCTTAATGACTTATTTGACCGTGCCGACACCGCCGGTTGGCTTACACCTTCCTTTGATCCAGCAATGAACGGACGCAGTTTTAATTTTGCGGTCAATGCCGATCCTGTCCGTCCGCATGACAGCTTGCAGGTGCGCTACTGGTTGCACTTTGACGGCACCTTACGGCAACTCTTCGTTACCCAAACCCTCACCCGTTAAATTCACTAGAAATCAAAGCATATGAGCCAATTAATCAATGAAATGCTGCGCCACATCACCGCTCCGCACACCGCAGCTAGCGTGCATCTGGATTCAACTTCCAGCCCTAATGCCTTGAATGTGAGTGATTACACCCGCGCCGATGTCGGTTTATCGGCAGCAGCAGCCATTCAGCAATGGGCATCTGATAGCGAAGAATTGGACGAAGGCGAAACACTTGCCGACCGCCTGCTAGCCTTGATGATTGGTATTGCCGATGCCAACAAAGACGGGGAAATTAGCGATGATGAGCATCATATTTTAGGGCTGGCACTCAACCATGGCTGGGATTATTTAGAGCAAATGGGCGCTTCCCAAGAAGATATTGACGCTTTGCTCAATAACTGGGACGAAAGCGCCGCATTGCGACTACGGGAATTGGTGTTAGCACAATTGCCCGATGGTGAAGAAGCCGCTGCCGATGATATTGACCGCTTTGTGTTTGGTGAGGATGCGACCGCATCCTTGTTTGATGCCACCTTTGATGCGGTGTACCAAAAGCGTTTAGTCATCCGCAAAGGCAAAAAAGTACGCATTAATCAGCGTGTTTCCGGCAAAGTGCGACTTAGCGCCAAACAAAAAATTGCTATCGCCAAGGCGCGGCTTAAAAGTCATAGCGCTAGTGCCCGAATGCGCCGCCTAAAATCCATGCGTTTGCGGCGTAAATTAGGCCTGTAAAGCATGATGGCTACGCCTAGTTGCCCACAAGCACCGGTGCTGTCTTCCTTGTGGGACGGTTTATCTGAACACTTAATCGCCTCCTTTTATGAAGTGGGCAGAACCGGCCCACGCTGGGGTCGTATTGAGGGAAAAACCGATCCAGTTACAGTCAAAGCGCCGCTGATCGATGCCCATATGGAAATGACGCTAAATTGGCAAAGCCCATTTGAGCAATCCGGGCCAGAATCGCGAGCACCTGCGCTAATGGCGATGCTGCAATCGGGGGCACTGATGCCGGTAGTCAATGCCTTGATGCCGCAAAATCATGATGGCGATAACCCGCTCACCCCCTTGGCGCAACAAGCCAGTACCTTTTTACAGCCCTTTGAAGGCCGTACCGGCATTACCCGACTTAATTCCACACAGGTATTTTCCGGCATGCCGCCGGTCAAAATAACCGCCACGGCCTTATTTAGGGCATGGCGTGATGCCCGTCAAGAAGTCATTCAACCCCATGACAAACTAATGCAATGGGCCTTGCCGGTGGAATTGTCCAATGACGGTTCACTGCTGGCCCGCGTGGTTGATAGCGCACGCGGGCAAAGCGATTACGTCAATGCGCTAATGCCCTCTCGTTCCCCTACCCACATTGGCTTGACGTGGAAAGGGCGCACATGGCTACCATTGGTGATTGAATCCATTGGCCTGCCGCTATCTTCGCCGATTGATCGCTACGGTAATTATGTGGAATTGGCCGTGCCGCTGACCTTGTGCAGTTTGACGGCGCTGGATCGCAATGATTGGATAGAAGGCCAAACACCATGACCACCGCCACCGTAACGGGCATGCAATTACAGCACATGGTGCGGCATTGGCTGTCCACACCGGCCTGTGCTTATTTGGGCAGTGCTTATGGCCACAACTTGGCCGGATGGTTACAGCAACCATTGCAAGCGCATAACGGGGCCGATGAGGTCATTGCCAAACTGCGTCAGGATATTCGGCTGCTCGCCATTTTGCCGCCGGAATCACTCAATCTGTATGCCACTGAACAAGACAATCAGCCGCCTCATTTATCACTAGAAATGGCCGGACAGTCTGTGCCTGTCACCATGGGGACACGTTGATGCTCACGCGCAAGGACTTCAAACAGGCTATTGCCAATACCATTGACCGTTATCCGGCCTTGGCCCCGTTGTATCACGCCGGTGATCCGCGCTTGCATCAGCCTCTGGATGCCATGGCCGCAATGTTGAGCTTGCTATCTGGGCAAATTGAACTGGCACAGGCAGAAGTATTCAACAAAGTGCGCGATGGCACCGTGCTGGCCGATGCGGCCATGCGCGGTATTGTGCACCAAGCGCGTCCGGCACAGGCGTTAATTGCCGCTGCAAATAATACTGATGCTGCCATTACTTTAGAAAAAGGCCGTTTACTCACCGATAACAGCGGGCGACCGTGGCAGGTACAAGCGCACACCTTGGTTCCGGCCAAAGGCAATGCCATGCTCATTGTGCGGCAACAACGTCACACATTCATCACTCATACCGTCACCGCCAGCCAGCCGTTTTATGCCATTGAAGTACCCCAAGCTGCTGATGATGGCGATTTATGTGCCATTGCCGTCAGTGATCAACAAGGAGAATTTCACTACAGGGATGGTTATGTGAATACCGCTCCAGATGAGCGCATCTTTCATGTGGAAATGGATGAGCGCCAGCGCTTGTATGTGCGTTTTGGCTGGAACAATGTAGTCGGCACGCAGCCGCTGGCCGGGGATAAACTGTCTGTGCGTTTGGCCTATTGCCATGGCGCAGTGGTGCCTGAATATGGTAGTGCTTTCAGCTTGGATTACCTGCATCATCCCGATGAAATCCACCTCAAATTCAGCATGGCTACGCTGAAAATGGCCGGGAGCGCCCCACCACCGATTTCAGCCTTACGTCAATTGGCCCGCTATCCGTCGGTGTATCAATCCCATGCGGTCTTTTTGGGCGAATTTGATTTTTTGGTGCGCCGCAACCATGCCGATTTGGCCTTTGTTTCGGTATGGAACGAAGCCATGGAAGAGTCGATACGCGGTGCCAGCGTGGATAACGTCAACACCTTATTTGTCGCCTGCCAATCCGCCAGTGAGCAGGAAACCGTGATCACCGAAACCGAGCCTTGGCTCCCGGTGATGCCGCAGATGATTGCCGAAAACCAATTGAGTGCATTGCAACAGGCAATCAAAGCGACGATTCGCGCCGCCGATGATTCCTACAAAGTCCGGTTTTACACGCCGGTTATTTCCTTGATTGGTCTCACCATTCATGCGCGGGTTTCCACTTCCTATGTACCCGAACAGGTCAAACAAGCCATTGAAACCACCCTGTTGACCGAATACGGCAAAACCAGCGCAGCGGCCCGGCGTGGCGGGCATGCGCCGTTATATCAGGCTATTTATGCCTTGCTACGGAAAAATATCCCCGCATTGACCGATGAAGGGGCCGATATACAGGTCACGATCACACCGTTACCGCGTTTACGGCCGGAACACTGGCGTTTCGTGGCCCCTTCCAGCCTCACCGTCAACGTGGAATTAGGCGATATTGTTTCCTCACGCTGGGGGCTGTGATGGCCTTGGATTTTCCTTCTGCCCAACGGCCCATACTGGCCCCGTTGCAGCATAGTTTTGCTGAAAATGAGGTCGAAGCGCAGCTTAAAACTTTGTTTATCGATGTATTCCAACAGCATTTGGCCGTTGATGTTTTTGATGCCAACGTGGCTGGTATGGCCCATTTGGGCAGTTTTGAACGCTTACGACGCAGTATTAACCATGATGGATTGGTGCTGATTCAAAATGATGGCCAGCAAGCGGCCACGCGCTATTTGTATCGGGCTTGGCAAGCGCGTAACCGCAACGGACGCGGCTTGCATTTTCTACGCACTTATTTGCAAATGCTCTATCCCAATCAATGGGCGGTCGAACCGTTGTGGCAGCATAAAGATTGGCCTTATCCGCACCATTTACATGCCAGCCCCATAGATAAAAAACAGTGGTGGCTCACCTCACGCATACGTATTTTGCTCTATTGGGGCGCACGTGCCCATGAAATTGCCAAAATGGTCGGCATTATCCAGGCGGTGATTCCGGCGCGTTTGCTGCCTGAATTTAAATACCTACTCAGCAGTGGTCGCACAACGGTACATTGCGGAATCACCACCGTGTGCGCAGACACCATCACGCTTTACCCCAAATCTACGGAAAAATAGCGGTAAGCCACGCAAATGGAACCGTTAGGCTGGTTTGGATAAACCTTCCTTTTATCGGTATTGCATCTGTGAGCGCATTGGAATTTGGCACTTTATTAACGGCCGTAGGGCAAATGAAAGTGGCCGCTGGCTTATTACCCGGTGGCCAGCCCCTAGACATTACTCGCATTGCTTTGGGCGATGGCAACGGCGCTGCCGTGGTGCTCTCACCCACACGCACACACTTAGTTAATGAAGTGCACAGCCAGCCGGTGTCATCCGTCTTGCCTGATCCGATGGACAACACAGTTGTGATTGCGGAATCGGTGATTGCACCGGATGTGGGCGGCTTTTGGATTCGGGAAATGGGTTTGTATGATGCTGATAACGACCTCATTGCCTATGCCAGTTTTCCGGCCACCGAAAAACCCGTATTAAGCGACGGGGCCGGGCGTGAGCTGATTATCCGCTCGTATTTGTTGGTGTCCTCGGCGGCAGCAGTGACGATCAAACAAGCCACGCGCCGCCCGCATTGGGAGGAAATCACCCATATTCCCGCCAGCGTGCATATTCCCGGGCAAATCATCTTGTTTGCTGGCCCTGAACCGGCCCCCGGCACGCTGGCCTGCGACGGCGCGCAAGTATTACGTCAGCAATACCCAGCTTTATTTGCCGCCATTGGCACGCGCTATGGTGAAGGTGACGGGCAAACCACCTTTCATCTGCCCAATATTGCTGAAGGTTTCGCGCTACTGAATACCCACCAGCCGGAAAAAGTGGGCAGCCCCAGCAGCGGCGAAAACAAAGCGCATACCCATGCGGCAACGGTGAGTACGGACGGCCGCCATGCACACACGGCCAGCAGTGATGCCGCCGGGCAGCATGCGCATAACGCCACCATTCATGCCGCTGGAAATCACGCCCATAGTGCCAGCAGCGCCGCGGCCGGCAGCCACGCACATTCAGCATGGACCGATGCGCAGGGCCAACATACCCATCCGTATACCGACTATCCGGGCTGGCTCGCTAAACGCGGAGGCAGCCGTTCAGTCGCGCATTGGGAAACACGATTTGGCTCCCACACGGGTGCCGCCGGCCACCACGCGCATAACGTCGGTATCGGCGCTAACGGCCAGCACACCCACCCCATTTCTATTGCCGAAAACGGTACCCATACCCATGAAGCAACGATCGATGAAACCGGCAGCCACACGCATTTGATTGCTGTAGATGAAAACGGCGATCACAGTCACAGCGTGACCAATGCCGAAACCGGCGGCGTACACAACTTAGCCGCTGGCCTATTTATTCGCTGTTGTATTGCTTACTAACCAAGAGGTGTTTTGAGATGTCTGAATTAAACGGCCCGGCGAGCATTCCCGGTTTTAGTTATGACCCGATCAGCGGCCAGT